AGCCATTGTCGATGTCTGAGCCGTCCGTTGATCTGACATAAATATTAGCCATTACGCTAACACCTCAGTAACTCGCCCACTGCTCAGAATCCCCGCACTGACTAACGCAGCGAACCCTGCTTGAGTTAGTGCATCATTCCGATAAATTACTGTGGTTTTGTCAAATATCGCTCGGAAATATGCAATCGTCGTATCAGTTGATGCCTGAAACGCTGCCCATTCGCTTGGTGATAATCGGCGCATAACTTCAACCGGCGTCAAAGGAATCTCGAATTGTGTCGCCGCTGCAATCGCGGCTTCTTGTGCTGATAGTGCTGTGTTGATATTCGCGGCACGTTGATCTGCTACGAGCTGTAAGTCGAGGCTGGCGTCAGCGAGGTAATTGAAAGTTTCAGTCCGTCCGTCTGCGTGGGTGTGCAGCTCGGTGACATCGATGCGGCCATCTATTTGAGGCACTTGAGATGAGATTACGCTGGATGTGATCACAAGATGGCTCCAATAAGAATTCTTTTGGTTAATTGTACACGCCTTTTAAAAGGCGTGTACTTACCAACTTTTAAGCTGCGTGAGTGATCGTCGCAGAGTTCAAAGTTACAGTTTGGCCTGAAGTGATGCTCACAGAGTCCAAAATGATGTCGGTTGCAGACGTACCAACAGTCAAGCCGCTGATGATGGTGACATCCGCACTATCAGTGATGATAGCGTTAGCAGCCGTACCCGTAGCGTTCGCAGAGGTGTCGCTTTTTGGGAAACCTGAGAAGGTCAAGGTGTCGCCTGAGATGGTGCCGGATGGATCGTTCAAAGTGAACTCAGCCAAAACGACGTTAGACCCGTCGCGGATTTTGATCTTGCCAGCGCCTGAACCGCCGTCGATCTGGTCACGCACAGCCGTCATGCGAGCTGTTTTCACAGCAGTAGAGTAAGTAATAGCCATTGAGAAATCTCCAAATAAGTTTTGCTATAGCATAACACTGTTGATAGTGTCTAGCGTATTATACAAAAAATTGCAAGGAGTGCTTATAATCCAACCACAACAGATTTTGAGATACTATTAGAGACTTCTAAAAGACCATAGCGTAGAGCGTCATACAAGTGATCGTCACTAGAGCTGTCAACATCTTCAGGGTTTTTGGGATCTAAAGGTAGATCAGCTAACTGACTACATGCTGTAGGGCATGTGTCAAAGACTTTTAGAATAGGTTTTTCTGGTGCTATTTTAGTAGCCTCATAAACCATTTGATTTAAGATTTGAAGCCCTTGAATCCTACTTCCTGGACTTTTATTGGCTGGAACCCATGAGATGCCACTCTTTTCCATGAGTGTGCCAATCGACTCACCTCTATCATTATTATATATCGAGCTATCCGCTGCTCCAGGAGTGATGATATATCCTTTATCTGCCCACAAATGATCTTTGGACAGCACTCTAGCCGCTATTTGATCAGGACTTTGGCGTAAGCCTTTTCCTTCTCCATCAGCGCCGTATATCTCATCAATAACAAACACAGAGCCTTTGGGCGCTGATCTCCATCGCCCCTTAGCGTCTTGATAATCTTCTCCGTTGGACACGGCTAAATAAACGACCGCATAAGGCGCTGCGCTACCCCAGTCAAATGAGCGTTTGATTTTCCAAGAATTTGGAATCTTAAAAGGTTCGATAACGTGAATTTTACTATCCCAATCCACCAAAGCGTTTGACCCTGTAATGTCCCAACTACCATTGAGCATGGCCTCTACTAGAGTAGGATTACCTAAACCTCTTAACCTGTCAGCATAAAGAGGATCGTTCTTCATCATGACAGGATTGTCTGTAAGCCTGCTAGGAATAAATGTTCGTAGCATCCCACCTTCATCTGGGGGCGCTCTCCAAATCCTGTTCTCTCCTACAGAAACAAAATTCTTTTTGAAATAAGCGTGGGACAAACCACCAGGGTTTGCTGTGTAGACTATTTTTGGCAGCCTCTTCTGGTATGACTCAGGAACTTTGAAACTTCCTAAACGAACACGACTTCGTAAAAACTGAATAACTTCTTTCTCAAAAAGAGTAGCCTCATCCATGAGTAATAAATGTATCTCCTGCCCTTGGAAATTGTATCTGTCCGTCGCGTGTTGACAGTGATTAAGAGTAATTCGTGAGCCGTTGACGAATTCAAAGGTCGAATCACTCTTATTGAATTTCATCAACTTTTGGTCAATGAGGTCTTTGCCCATTTCGAGCAATCCACCTGACGTGTAGACGAACGTACTCAGAGCTTCTTTATACGTCCGTCTAAAGATGGCAATTTGAATGCCAGGAACTTCTATAGCATGAATCAGCGCCAATGCCCGAACACAGAACGATTTAGCAGAGCCTGCCGCACCTCCGTATAGTATTTCCTGAGCTTCGGTAAGCAAAACCGCTGTTTGTTTAGGGTATAGGCTGATTTGCATAGATTATTCGTGTTCCATTGCTTCCATAACACATTCAACAAAACTCATAACATCAGCCGCAGTGAACGCGACGTTGCTTTGAGTGAAGAAAGCAACGCCTGCTTCTCCAATGGTAGTTACTTGGCTAATAGCGTCAGCCATTGTTTCTTGGTCTGAGCCGTACATTTTTGACAGATATTCTGCGATTCCAGGCATGAAGCCCTCCTAGTGGTATTTACTATTAAAAGGTTTGGTTGGTTTTTCATCATCTGTCATCAACGTCCAGCCATTGTCTTGAAGTGCTGCCACGACTTGTTCGAGTTCAGGCACTTCAAGAATAGGCTCGTCTCCGCTTTCAAGCATCAAACTACACACAAGGACAGGAGGCTGACCAGGAACGTGTAAAACCGAGTTCACATTAACATAGATCTCTTCTAACACGACGACTTCGTTCATTCTAGGAATGACTTCAAGTTCAATTTCTTTGGTTAGGAAGGAAGTAGCGTATTGTTCTCTCACTTGGGTATAAGAGTCTATCAGTAACTCTAGGTTGATTAGCATATTGATTATATTATTATGTTGTGATATAACTGGTTGTGAACTGTTGACGCTCCAGTGGGGCTAAACATTCGTTTATAACATTACCACTGGAGATATTTCATGGCAAGTATTACTTTAGCTGAAAGCGCAAAACTTTCTCAAGATAAACTGGTTCGCGGCATTATCGAGTCTATCGTTACGGTAGATAAGTTCTACCAAGTTCTGCCTTTCCAAACCATCATGGGCAACGCTCTGACCTACAATCGTGAAAACGCATTGGGCGACGCACAATGGGCAGGCGTAGGTTCCTCTATCACTGCAAAATCTGCAGCTACCTATACTCAAGTAACTAGCTCTCTGACCACTTTGGTCGGTGACGCAACTGTTAACGGTTTGATCGCAGCTACTCGTAGCAACATCAATGATCAAAAAGCGGCAGCTATCGTTTCTAAAGCGAAATCTATTGCTCGTATGTATCAAGACGGCTTGATCAACGGCACTGGCTCATCTAACAGCATCACTGGCTTGTTGGCTCTGGTTGACAACTCTCAAAAAGTCGCTACCGGCACTGATGGGTCAGCACTGAGCTTCGAATATTTGGACGCTCTGTTGGACAAAGTTGTCGATAAAGACGGCCAAGTTGATTACATCATGATGCACAGCCGTACTTTGCGTTCATACATGGCTCTGTTGAGAGGCTTGGGCGGCGCTTCTATCAATGAAGTCGTTAACTTGCCTGACGGCACTCAAGTTCCTGCTTATCGCGGTGTTCCAATTTTCCGTAACGACTGGATCCCAATCAACCAAACCAAAGGTAGCGGTACTGCATTGACCACTATCTTGGCAGGTACTGTTGATGACGGCAGCCAAAAATACGGCATCGCAGGTCTGACCGCTGAAGGCGAAGCAGGCATTCGCGTTGCTGACCTGGGCGAGTTGGAAGATGCAGACGAGTCATTGACCCGTATTAAATTCTACTGCGGCTTGGCTAACTTCAGCACCTTGGGCTTGGCTTCTGTTGTTGGTATCACTAACTAAGAGGACTAGCGATGAAGCTGTATTTACCTGAAGCATTAAAAGGCGAAAAAGAACTGTTTGGAGTAGCAGTAGTCGATGGTACGGTTGAAACCGATCATCAGGTCACGATTCAGTGCCTTAAAGACTACTACAACGCTTCAGAAGTTGCGCTTGTTGTAGCCAAATCAGGCAAAGCAGCTAAGTCTGCTGAGTCTGAATAAGATGTGGGGTGGAGCCGCTTAACGGCGGCTCCTTCTTATGAGCTTATCAAGCCAAATATCTTACGCAGTAAACCAAGCCTTCGCCGCCTGTGGCGACTTAGCGGGATTGTTTACGATTAGACGTACTACCATTATCTATGACCCCTTATCGGGTGATCACACTGAGTCAGTGTCATCATTCACAGCAAAAGGGATTATAGATAAAGATAGTGAGACGTTCACGATGTACACCACTATTGAAGCTGATCAGTTTCGTATATGGCTCAATTCAACAAATGAGCCGAATGTCGGTGATTTGATAGTTATGCCTGATTCTACAGTACACGATATTGTTGGAGTCAAGTCTGTGAAGCCTTATAACGTACCTTTCCTCTATGAACTCCTCGTCAAATAAAGCGTTTGTAAAGAGTTTTGTAGGTAATGTAAGTGCTATTGTGCATCAGAAAGCTGTGAGAGCAGTGTCTAAAGCCTTTTTGACTGCTCAGTATCACAATCCAGTGTGGTCAGGACAGATGGTAGCATCGTGGAACATCTCGATGAATCAACCCAATTATAAGGTTGTATATCATCCTGCTACTGAGAACGGAACAGTTAGAATCGACAAACCTGCTAACCCTCTCGAAGCTAAATCACTAGAGCAAGCCTTGAGTGAGTCTAATGTCTACGGCTTTAAGATGGGCGAGTTTAACAGCTACTATGTAACAAACGGACACAAATATGCTTTCGGCGTAGATCAAGGTGTTGAACCCTACACAGGTACAGCTAACCACATGATCAAGCATGGCACTGATGAGGCTTTAGAGGAACTGAAAAAATGAGTCTAGTAGCCATCCAAAACGCTGTAGAAAGTAGGTTCGCTACGTTGTGGAATAGCACAACACCTGTAGCCATGCCGAATGTAGCGTTTGTCAAGCCGTCTAGTAACGAGTGGGTAAGTTTACAAATATCGTATGGATCTCAAAGACAGTCATCACTGAATGCCGGAGATCAACATTTTTACAGACAAAAAGGAATCGTTACTGTACAGATTTTTACGTCTCTTAATCG